TACTATTTCACCTGCTAGTGTAGATGGTACTAATGGTAGCATTACTTTGAAAGATGCTCCAGCTACTGATGCTACTTTAACAGTAACTTATTACTTTAATAGCTTTAGAGATCAATTTGATTACATTCCAAGCACAGGTGTTGTTAGTGTTGAATCTGTTTCTCTTGTTGCTGATGGATCAGGTGGTGCATCTTCTAATTTTATCGAAGGTGTTTCATGGGTTCTTAAAGATGATAAGATTGTTTGGGGTACTTCTGTTCTTGTTGAAGCAGGTGAAACCTCAACAGGTGCAACAGCATTTAATGACAGCCAAATCACAGCATCTTTAAAAGATGATAAGGTTTATCTTGTTAAATGTGAAAGAGTAATTGATACAAGTGTAGTACCACCTAGACCTTTACCAAGCACATTTAAATTGCCATACCAACCTGTCGATGGTACAGGTTCAGGCACACCTACTTCAAGAGCAGATTTAGTTCAAGTCAAAGTAGGATATAATTTTACCGATGCGATTGAGAAAGCTGATTCAGTAGTCGTTCGTGTTAATCCTGTTGATTCCACAATCGTCTTATCTGAAGAAGTAGAAGAAGGCAAAGAAGTATTTGCTACTTTCTATTATAACACTTTGACTGATTCTACTATTGGTGGAAATAATCAATATCAATTTGTTTGTATTTCAGATGGTGCAAGTGGATCAGGTAAATATCAAGTTTTAAAGCAAGGTAGTGCTTTATATGATGTTACTTTAGGTACAAAAGGATCATCTTTAAATGGTGTAGATTTGTCTTTCCCAAGTGGCAGTGAATTACTACCTGATGCTCGTATCACAACAGGCACACCTATTAATGAAACAGTGACTGTTAAATTTGCATCTAGCAATCCTACAAGTGCTTTATATATTAGTGGTGGAGCAAGTCCATATTTCACCATTAAAGATACAAGCGATCAAATCAATTTAGCTATTGATGAAGCAACTATCACAGGTGGTGTAAGTTTATCAGCACCAACAGGTGCAGGTCGTTTTGGAGCGATTGCACATATCGTAGGTGATGTGTTGCCATATACAGTAGAAAGTGGATTGGAAGATTTAGGTACAATTAGTGCAGGTAATGACAGCATTCAATTAAAGCTGGATAATCAAGATGTAGTAGTGAACATTGGCACAGTCGCAAATTGTACTGCTACAGATATTGCAAATGCTATTAATATTGCTTGTAATTCTGTATCTGCTCAATACCAAACCATGACTACCTTAAATGGTGGTGTAGAGATTATTGCAAACAGCCATGATACTTTATCTTTCCAATTTGTAGGTAATGTAAATGGAACAGTAGGCGAAATTTCAATCACTTTAAATGATGCTGTTTATTCTACTGCTACTGCTTTGGCAACAGAACTTGAAACACAAATCAATAGTGCATTAGTAGATGCTTTACTTCAATATGAAGTAGATGGTGTTACTGAAGGTGTGATTATTTCTGTTACTGCAAATTCACAAGGGCGTTTGATTTTTAGCTTAGATCAATTAGGCAAGAAATTTGAAATTGTAGATGCTCAAGATATTGTAGATGGTGATACCTATGTTATTTTAACAGTAGGTGGTACAGACTATACAATGGTAGGTAGTGCAGATAATAATATTGGTACTGTCTTTACTGCTAACAATAATGGATTTTTCTTAGGTGGTACAGGCACAGTAGTCCACATTCTAGCTGATGAAGATACCTATGGTTACCTTGAATTTATTAGCCAAGCTGATCCTGAAGATGATTTTGCTATCATTGCAGGTATTGATACAGATGATGCAGATGGTACACAAACTAAATTTGGTCTTTTACCTGTTGCACAAGTTGCTACTACTTCACTAGGTGGTGGTGCTTTAAAAGAAAGATTGATTTTGAGAAATCGTTTCTTTCAAGGCAATACATATTTCTTACCAAGTGGTGAGTTAGGTATCCGTGTAGTAGCAGGTAGCTTATTAACAAAGGCTGGATTAAAATCAAGTTTTGCATCTGCTCTTAAAGGTGCAGTCGTTCAACAACCTACATTAAAGTTATTAACAGGTTGGACAGAACAAAAGACAGCAGACAGTCAACCAGCTGTGAAATTCTATAATGGTACTAATAACTCATATCCAGCTAATAATACTTTATTGCTTGATGTGAATGGAACTATTGTAAGTGTAGAATTTACATCTAGTGGCACAGGCACTTTAACTTGTGTAGGTGAGAGTATTGTAGATGGTTTGATCTTGATCTCTAATTCTATTGTAGATCAAATCAATAATGCTTTTGCTGATGCTGGTGTAGATGCTATTGTAGTAGCTACTCAAGAAGGTGCAGGCATTCGTATTGTAGGTGGTGGATCTTTTGTAAATAGTTATCTTAAAGTTTTAAATGGTAGTGCAAATGAAACTTTAGGTTTAACTGCAAACCAAACCTCTACCTCAACCAGTGTAAATGCAAGTCAAATTGTAAGTGCATTAATGAGCCATCAATCAAATACCTTAACAGATTTGCTTTTTGGTGAAACTCTTGCAAATGACTATTTCAAATCTAAGGCTGTTGCTTTTGTACATATTAGTGCAACTAACAAGCAATATCTAGCGATTGAAAGTTTAAGCACAGGTGTAGGATCTATTGTAGATTTCACAGGTGGCAATGCGATTACAACCAAAGGCACAGGATTAAAGATTACAACTTTAGATGGTGCAGTTGGTGAAGATGCTAAACAAGGTTTCTATGTAAAATCAAGTGTATCTAATGGATCAGGTTCAGCTAATACTTCTATTTTCAATAGTGGTCTTGGTCAAGATGGTTATATTGGTCAAACCTATGTTGATGCAGTAACAGGATTAACATTTACCATTTTGCCAAGAGATGGTGGTGTAGATTATCCTCAAGATGCAAATGCTTTCTTTAAATGGAATGTAAGTCAAAACATCACTTGTAATGCAAATATTCCAAAGAACTTTGTTAATGGTGTATCTGTAATCGTATCAAATACAACAGGTGTAGCAGTAGGTGATACAGCTAACCTTGAAACCTTTGACAAAGGTGGCAGTGAACCTGATATTGGTCAAGTTTATTATATCTCTTATACACAAGAGAAAGTAGACTACACAACAAAGGTATTTAATAGCATTGCAGATGTTGTATCTGAATATGGTGAAGTATCTACACAAAATCCTATGTCATTAGGTGCTTATCTTGCAATCTTGAATGGTGCAGGTACAATTGCTTGTAAACAAATTAAGAGATTAGCAGGTAGTGCTGAAATCACAGAAACACAAATGATTGAAGCGATTGATTCTATTGAAGGTGGCATTACAGCAGTTTTGACACCATCAGTAATTTTGCCATTGATCCCTGCAAGTGAAAGTTTGTTAAGTCATATTAGCAAGCATTGTGATTTACAAAGTTCATTAAGATTTAGATCTGAAAGAACAGCGATTTTAGGTTTTGCAAGTGGTACTATTCCAAAAGAAGCAGGTCGTTTGGCAAATCTTACAGGTTCAAGTCGTGTTCGTGTTATTTATCCAGATATTGCAAGTTTAACTATCACAAATGCAACAGGTAATCCTGTTACTTATATTGTAGATGGTCGCTATTTAGCTTGTGCAGTAGCTGGTACAACAACATCTATTAATATTGATGTTGCTACCCCATGGGAATCAAGACAAGTAAATGGCTTTAATGGTGTATTGAGAAATCTAACACCTGTTGAGGCAAATGCAACAGCAGTTAAAGGTGTTTCTATTCTTGAGAATGCAGGCACAACCATTAAGATTAGACATGGTTTAACAACCAATATGTCATCTGTATTGACAAAGACACCTACAATCATTCAAATTGCAGATCAAGTTCAAAGAACAATGAGAGGTGTTTTGGATGGATTTATTGGTGTTAAGAATTTACCTGTGATTCAAACACAGGTTTTATTAGCAGTCAATAATGAATTTCAAAGACTTGTTTTGAGTGGCATCATTGAATCATATACAGGTTTGGCAGTGGTACAAGATCCTGAAGATGCGACAGGATTATTGATCAATGCTTTCTACAAGCCAGTATTCCCATTATTGTATATTCAATTTACATTTAATGTTCGTTCAAATGGATAAAATATTTTAATAAAGTTGCAATCTTTTTAAGTGTCTTAGTGTTTATCTAATATCATTAACACAACCTTAAAAAGGAAAAGTCAAATGGACTTAAATCAAAAAATTCAAGACCTTAATAACATCGATTGGGAAATTGAAGGCAATGAAGATTATTGTATCGAGGGTGCACAAATTCTTTGTGATGTTCTTAACTCTTTTGATGATCTTCAAGTGAAATATAAACTTAAAGCAAAGAGTTTCATTTGTGAAGACAATAGAATTTATTTCGGTAGAAATTTTAAACTTCAAATTGTGATCACTGAAGAAAAAATAGCAGATGTTGGAAGAAATGATGGTACTTATTCATATAGTGAATTTTCAAGTCATTCATTTAAATGGTATAA